GACGGGCCCACGGGCGTCGGCTCCGGGCCGCGCGCCGACCTGTCGCTCATGCCCCAGATGAGGCCGCGAAGGTTGTTGACGAGGGACGCCAGGAGCATGCGCTCGGCGTCCCACCACGAGTCCCTGTCGTAGCTGACGCGCCACCTGCAGCTCGAGGGGAGCTGGGACGTGAGAGAGGCCACGAAGGAGGCGCCGTAGCGCCCCTCCATGGCCTCGTCCAGGCATATCCCGTAGGTCTCCATGAGGTCGGCGCGGAGCTCGTCCGGCCGCTCGCAGATGAGCTGCGCCAGCAGCATCAGTTTTTTGGCGTGTCGCCCCTCACGGCCTCTGCGACGAACGCCATCACGTCGTTGCCCGTGACCTCCTCGCCGGGGCGGGCCGCCACGAGGGCGGCGGTCACCTCGTCGATGTTGGGGCACGCGCCGCGGTAGTAGGTGATCTGCGCCACGAAGCGCTGGGCCATGGTGAGGTCCTGCCGCTGCATGTCGGCGGCGGCGACCAGCCCCGGCCACGAGCGCACGTAGGTGCGGTCCAGCTGGACCGCGATCCCCTCGTGCTCGATGGTGGCCACGTCGTGCGCGGCCGCCTGCTCCACGTCTGCCATGACTCCCCCTTACGACGACGCGCCGCTCGCGCCGGTGGCCCCGGTTGCCCCGGTCGCGCCGGCGGTGTACGCGAGGTACTCGTGGAGCGTGTCCCCGTTGGAGTCGGCGAGGCAGTCGAACGTGAGCTCGCGCCCCTGGCCGTCCTGCCCGTTGAGCGTGACCTCGCCGCGCTCGGTGAGCTGCACGGTCCCGCAAAGGCGCTGCACGGCGCCAGCGAAGGGGACCGACTCGATGACGAGGTTCACGGGGGGCACGGGGTTGCCGTGATGGTTCATGGCGATGGCGCCGGTCGTGTCGTTGACGGTGACGGCGCTGTCCCCCCAGGTGACCTTGGCCACGCGGGCGTTGAGGTTCATGGGCGTGAACTTCACCTGCTCGACGCGGTTGTAGTTGATCGTGCGCCCGAGCGCGAGCGCCTCCCAGACGCGGATCTCCTTCTTGGAGCTGGACTCGCTCACGACCACGCCCTTGTCGGACGTGAAGCTGAGCATCTTGTAGTCGCTCGTGAGGTCGGTGGTGGCGTCGGTGGGCAGGGAGACGTTCGACGGCGCCACGAACACGGCGCCGGTGACGAGCGCGGAGCCTACCGCGATCTCGCTCAGGAGCGGGGTGTCGGCGATGGTGCCCGGCGTCGGGGCCGGGGTCTCGTTGTCGGCCATGGGGCCTCCTTTACTGTGTCGTGGCGATCTGGCAGGACACGTCCAGCGCGAGCTGGTAGCGCGGGCTGCGCGTCGCCGGGTCATTGAGTTGGTACGGTCCGGCGTTCACCCGGACGGAGTGGATGCCCGCGGGAGGGCGGGAGGACACGAGCGCGAGGCGCACCTCGTTGGCGAGCGCCTCCGCCCGCTCGTCGGTCCCGGCCCAGCACTGGACCGCCACGACCGGGCGGTCCACTAGGTCGGCGACCCCGCCCCCGGTGCGCTCGACGGTGACGAGCTCGGCGGGCGTGGCCGCGGGCACGCGGGAAGACGCCGCGTAGCCGAGCGAGGAGAGCCACGAGACCATGGCCTCGGTGACGCTGAACGGTTCCATGGCGTCATCCAATCGACTTGAGCAGGGTGTTGTTGCTGGCGTTGTCGACCATCGCGGCGTAGTTGCCGGTCCAGACGAGCCCGACCGGCATGCCGTGGTGCATCTCGACGTTGCCGCCGTAGGCCGCCGGCGTGTTGCCGACGGCGGGGCTACGGTGGTCTCGGTGGTAGAGGCCCGTTCGGAAGCCGCCTCCCATGGAGCTGGCGCGCCCGTGGATCTCCCGCGTGGCGCGGTCCACCCCCTCGACGGTCTCCCGGGCGCCCTTCATGCAGCGCCACAGGGCGTCCTTGTCCACGTGGACCTCAGCCATGCGCCTCACCCACCTCCACGGTCCGGTTCCACCTCGTCGGGCAGTTCTCGGCCATGTAGGGCTGCGGGTTGCCGATGACGCGGTAGGTCCCCGCCCAAGGGGCCGGCAGCGTGACGCTGCAGCCCTCGAGCGAGGACGTGAACGACTTCGGGAAGTGCAGCGTGAACGCGACGCGCACGCCTGCGGGACGGGTCTCGTCCAGGTCGGACGTGGGGCCTGGCTGCACGAGGACGTCGTTGACGGTCTCGGCGGTGGGCTCGCCGTAGGCGGGGTTCCCCAGGCGGTCGGTTCCGCTGACGTTGGGGCGGAGCACCGTCACGGCGACGCCCCTAATCATCCCCATCACCCGCCAGCGGGAGCCACCCGGCGCGGCCGGGGCCGATGCCGAGCATGTCCAGCTCGCTCGCGAGGAGCTTCGGGGTGCCGTAGCTCGCGGAGAACGTGTACTGCTCGGAGTATGAGCCGGCAGTCACGCCCATCTGCGTGACGCCCTGCATCGCGGGGCCGTCCTCCGGCATGAGCCGGTTGGCCACGGAGCGGCATGTGCGCATCATGCGGTCTGCCAGGTCCTCGGACGGGTCGGAGCGGTCGATGCCTGCCCTGTCGAGGGCGAGGCGGATGGCCGCGCTCGCGTCCTCGAGGCACTCGGTCAGCATCGCCGTGTCGGAGACGGTGCCGAAGCGGGCCTGGTACTGCCCGACGGTCGCGTACGCTGCCATCGTACACCTCCCTACGAGAGCAGCTCGATGAGCTGCGCCTTGGTGGCGCGCCTGGGCGCCTCGATCCCGCGCTCGTCGCAAAGCTCGCGAAGCCGTGCGACGGTGAGCGCGGAGAGGTCCTCGGGCGGCGCCAGCTCGACGTGGGGCTCGGGGGCGCGCACGGCGCCGATGAAGACGGTCATGCTACTCCTCCAAGCACGTCAGGCCGGACAGGTTGTAGGTCTGGGTGGACGTGTTGGTGCCGTCGGTCGCGATGACCTTGAACACCTGCGCGTCCTTGTCGGACACCTTCATCACGACGTTCATGTCCGCGTCCCCGAGGATCTCCACGAGGCCGGAGCCGGCGGAGGGCTCGAGGCCGACCCTCACCGACGTCATGCCGGAGAAGTCGTTGTCCGCGAGGGACAGGACGAGGAAGTTGCCGGCGCCCCAGTAGGCAGGGAGCGATCCGCTGTCGACGTGGGCGAGCGTGCCGGTGATGGAGTTGTCCGCGGCTACCTCCACGTCGCTCTGGAGGTCGCCGACGGTGTGGCCGAATACGGTCGCATCAGCGCTCTCGGCGTCCACGCTGATGGCTACGAAGGGTTTGCGGTCACCTTGACCTTGTAGACCTTCGTCGCGCCGCTGTTGGTCACGGTGACGGTCACGACGTTCTCGCCCTCAGACCAGGTGGCGGAATTGCCGCTGGTGACGGTGGTCGTGCCGTTCTTGATGACCGCGCTGGCGTGGCTGGAGTCCTTGCACGCGACGGTGATCGCGTCGGTGGCGTTGGTGGTGGCCGCCTCGTACTGCGTCACCGAGGGCGTGAAGGCCGGGACGAGCTGGAGCGAGCCGATGCTGAGCGAGGACAGGGTGGCGTCCTTGACGCTGGCGGCCGCGTCGTAGATCGTGCCCTTGACGATGAAGTCGAGGACCTCGGGCAGGAAGTCGGCGCCGACCATGGCGAAGGTCTCCGCGGAGCCGCGGTCGTAGTTCGGCACGTGGTGGATGCCGACGAGGCCGAGGCTGTCGACCTCGTAGGCGAGGCCCGCGTCGCCGAGGGTGTCGAAGTCGACGCCGCGCACGTGGATGTTCTCGACGGGCGTGCAGTAGACGGTGCCCTCCGCCACCTTGTTGGTGACGAGGATGTTCTTGACGCCGAGGAAGTCCTCGATGTAGGTCATGCCGAAGAGCGTCTGGGTGGTGACATCGGCCGCGGCGAGGTAGTCGGCGATGTCGTACTGGTTCACGAAGAACACGACGCTGCCGGGCTCGTCCCCGTAGGTCTCCATGATGTCCTGCAGGGTGGCGGCCATGCGGGCGAGCGTGGCCTTGAGGCCGACGCCGTAAGCGGATCCGGTGCCGTTGGCGAGGAAGGTGAAGAAGCTGCCGAGGATGCCGCTGCGCATCTGCTGGTGGAACTTCTTGTCGGTCTTCGCCACGGAGACCTCGAAGCCGCCCTTGAGGATGGCCTCGGCGGTCGTCTGCTTGCCGTAGCGCTTGATGCCGACCTCGCCCACGGGGACCTTCTCCACCTTGTAGCGGGAGAGCGGCGTGACGTCGCCCTCGTCCGGGGTGGTGGAGCTGAGGGTGCCGGTGACCTTGTACTGGTAGAGCGCCTGGCCGGCCTTGACGGTCTCGGCGGGGAAGAGGCCCAGGACCTCCTCGAACCGGTCGAACTCGTGGCGGAAGTTCCCCACGAACTCGATGTCGAGCGCGGTGCAGATCTCGTCGGTGGTGATTGCGTTTTGCTGTGCTGGCATGTGCGTTCCTCCTTACCGGAACAGCTCGGGATGCTGCGCGATCGCTCGGATGCGCTCGCGCGTGTCCTTGATCTTGCGGATGTCGTCGGCGGTGATGGCCGGCTTGCCGGTGCCGTCGTCGTCGACGTTCGGGTACGCCTTGGCCTTGATCGCCTTGGCGACCTCGGCCGCCTGGGCCGCGAGGGCCTCCTCGTCGGCGCCGTCGAGCATGGCCACGAGGGTCGCGGGGACCCCGCTCGCGGCTGCCACCTTGGCCACGAGGGCGGATCGCTCCTCGGCGGCCTTCAGGCGGTCGCGCTCCGCCACGACGTCGTCGTAGTCGGCATGGGCCTCTGCCTGGGCCTTCAGCTCGTCGTAGTCGGCGTACTTCGCGCGCTCCTTCTGGCGGGCGTCGCCCACCATGCGGTTTACCTCCTGCTGAGTGAAGGTGCGCTCCTGGCCAGACTGGTCAGCTGAGCCAGTCTGGGTCGTGCCCCCAGTGTCCTGGGTGTTGTCGTCGGCCATCTCGGCCTCCTTCCCCGGCCCCAGCCGGTGTCGGTGTGGGCTTGCCCCGCCCACAGCGGGTAGGTATGGAAACGGCCCCATGCGGGGCCGGTTTCTCCTCGGTTGGTTGTCTCGCGCTCGCTAGTGCGCCGACCAGTCGTAGCCGAAGTGCTCGACGATCGCGCGGAAGTCCTCGAGGTCGTGCGGCACGCAGCGGTAGACCTCGTCCCCGTCCTTGTTGGTCGAGATGCCCACGTGCATCAGCTCGTGGAGCAGCAGCGTGCGGAGCTGACGCTCCGTCATGCCGGCGACGTTGGGCTCGAAGATGGTGATGGCGAAGTCCGCCGGCACCGCCCACTTCCAGCGGTCCGGCACCCGCTCGCACTGGCCGAGGACCGGCTTGCCGCGCGAGACCTTCTCCGCGTTTGAGGACAGGTACACGATGGTCGCGTGGCCGTGCCTGATGTGGGCGAGCGCCTCCTCGCTCTCGACGAGCTCCGCGCCGATCCGCGCGTAGCGCTCCGACATGGTCCTGCGGTCAGTCATGACGACCTCCAGATTGATGAAGCCGCGATGGGCGGCTGCGATAGACTTGCCACGAGGAGGTGATGAGGCATGCAGATGTTCCCCGTGGCGTCCAGCTCCCTGTCCGCCATCGGCTACGAGAACGGGACCCTCGTGGTGGCGTTCAGGGACGGCAGGGCGTACCGGTATGACGGGGTGCCCCAGGGCATAGCGGACGGCTTGGCGCGGGCGGCGTCGAAGGGCCGCTACTACCAGGCGTTCGTGCGCGGCAGGTACCCGTCGGTCAGGGTCCGCTAGTCGAGGACCACGATGCAGGTCGCGGGCCCGTCCACGCCGACGGTCCCGCGGCCGTGCGCCTCTATCGTCATCCGGAGGCAGCCCGGCCTCCGGCAGAGCTCCTCCACCAGCCTGCAGGTGGGCACGTCAAGCAGCGGGTCGCGTTCGACGGGCGGCCGCTGGTTGTTGCTCTGCTCGTTCTCCATCGTGGCTCCCTTCGGTATGCGAGAGGCCCCTCGCGGGGCCTCGGCTCGGGTATAACATCTGCGATGTTTTGTGCTCAGTTTTGCCCGGGGCGTAAACGTTTGGCTCGTTCCGTACACGCCAACAGGCCGTTTGTAACCGAGCGCCTGCCCGCGCCTACATGCTCGGGATGAACTGGGTGACGTAGCGCTTCACGATCTCCTCGCAGACCTCTTTGAGGAGCGGGTAGGAGACGTCGACGCCTGCCCTGCTGAGCGTGTCGAGGACGATACGCCAGACCTCCGGGTTCTCCAGGAGCCTCCAGAGCTCCTTGCCCTCGTCGGTGAGCTCCGACGCCCTGAACTTCACGCAGGTCCCGTACGGGTCGAACAGCACCTCGCCCTCGACGAGGCCGTCGCGCACCAGGCGGTCCATCTCCGACGGCACGTCGCCGCTCGGCTGCACGTCCGCGAAGTCGCCCAGACTGAGCGTCCGCCTCGCCCCCGCCAGCCTCGCCAGCACCTGCCTCATGACCGAGTAGTCGCGCATCAGTTACGCTCCCATCCAGCAGAGTCGTCCCCGCGCCATCAATCCAAGTCGTAACGGAAGTTAATCGGCACAAACGATATACCGAGAATGCCACCTTTGTCGGCCCACTTGACACCGACCGAGCTGTCGAAGAACTCCGCATCCATGTCCTCGAAGCGCAGCCAGGCTTCCTCGAAGACGTCGGCATCTGACGCAGGCACAAGCCAACCTGACAGCTCCTCGCAGGAGAAGCCGTCGACTTCGCCTTCGTTCCCTTCGGAGGTGTCGAGGAAGAAAACCTTACCTTCCTCGGAGGCCGCGTCCTGGACGACACCGAAGAACCGGCAGAACTCCGTGTCCTCAATGTCCCCTCGTGTTCTCAGCCCGCGCATCCTTGACCCTTCTGTTGTTTATCGCAGCGTCCTTCATGGTGGTGACATATGTTCCGTCAGGCTTCGTCATTACCACGTCAGTCCCTGAGAGATAGAAGACCACCCCATCAGCCTGTCCTCTGAACTCGCCTGGAAAAACTTCGTCTGCTTCATCTATTATACGACATGTAATCTCCAGAAAGCGCTGACGATCAACTGCGGATGAGGGGTCTATGCCCCAGTCGTCCTTGTGGTCGTTGACTTTCTTGCCAAAGTTTCCCTTCAATGATTTCATAACTTCTTCTGACGGTCGTCTAGCGACAGTCTCGGCAATCTCGCCGGTATACAGCCAGTGCCAGTCTCGGCTCTCTACCTCGTTTCTGATGCGTGCGGCTATATAGGCGTCTTTTGCGTCCTTCTCAGAGCCATGCCTGCCAGGGTGTCGTTCTAACCATCCTGCCTTTTCATCTTCTGGCAGCGACTCCCAGTCCCTGCCAAGCTGACCGTTGTGATCAATCGTCAGCTCGCACGACTTCCAGCGGTCGTACATGCCTTGCGGGTCGTAGCCGTCGATCTTCACCCTTGGGTTTCCGTCCTTGCCTTGGAAGCCAGGCACCACCACGCAGTCGCAATGGTCATGGTACCCATGGTCGCCGCTCTTGGCCTTCTCCTCGCTTGTGTATGCGAAGCCGCGGGAGGCGAGCATGAAGCAGAACGCGCACGTCTCTAGTCCGGTGGGGACGCGCGCCCACATCACCTTCTGCGCGCGGCAGTTGGCGACCATGTTGTCGTAGGCCGCGCGCTTGCAGTAGTAGTGCGTGAGGTCGGCAACCTCGGACTTGAACCTCTCCTTGTCTCCCTCGTTAAGGAACTCGGCAAGATAGTGAACCTTACGGTCGACCAGCTGCCAGTCTGTCGTGTCGTAGAGCCTCGCGTGCTCGCCCGTGAACCCGCACTCGTCCGCAAGCTCGTCGAAGAGGTCGCACGCGAGGGTGGCCGCAAGGTCAGTGAAGTTGGGCAGGGCCGCTCCCATGAGGTCCAGAACGAAGACTCTCGTGTCCTCGGTGGTCGCGTCCGGATACCTGCGGTAGAACTCGGCGATGGCGGATCGGAAGTAGGC